TATACTTGCCTCTATCCCGGATATCCTCGTGCCCTAAAGCAGAAAGGACAGTGATAATGTTATCTTCTGCATTTTCTTCGAGTTTATCTAGAAGTTTTGAAGCATCCATTTTCACTGTCCCCTTTCGCTATATTCCCTTGTGATCATTTACGATATTACAGTAGCCGATTTCCGTCCACTTGTTCCAAACGCTATCCCATTTGTATAGAATACACTTAGCATTATCATCATTTCTTGTCTTATCTATGAACGCCACGACATATAGTTTATCTTTGTCGAGCGTAAAATATTCTTTCTTATTACCCTCGCCGAACTTGTACGGTTTGCAGTCATATTTTTCGCCAGTATACTCATCGTGCCATAACTTACGGAGCATAATATGTTCACTGACTACTTCCTTGATCTGTTTCGCAGTGCTTAAGCATCCCGCATCAAGGTATCGCTGATTAGTAGTGTACAAGGCAAGCTGGAACGTACAAATTAAACTCCATTTTTCCTTTGCTACCAAGTTAAATACTTTACGGCTACTCATAAGTAGCTCTTGCCACATCTTATCTGACATGGTATCGTCTGATTTATATGTATCCCAACAAAATACCTCAACGCCGTGCTGTCTATTAAGCCTTTTCATCTCTCGCAGAACAACATTTGAACTGTTGCCAAACAACTTAACAAAGAAGATTTTGTCTCTATATTTTTCATTGATGATCGCCTGAGCCTCATCAATTTTTGCAGCTATCTCTTTGCCGTTTTCGAGTTTTTCCCAGTTGCCCTGCTTAATTTTCTTACGTGTAATTTTGTAATAATCCAAATCATTTGTAAGTACATACGCTATCAGCAAAGTAACATAAGCTTCAAGCTGCATTTCGTTTGACAGGATTGCTACCGGCTGATTATTCTTAACAATACCAAGTAAAAGATTAAACACAAATGAACTTTTACCAGCACCCGAATGACCAGTTACAAGCGTTATATCTCCTTTTGGAAGTCCGAGCGTAGTGTAATTTAGCATAGGATATGCCTTAGAATAATCAACACCAATCGCTTCACCCTTTCTGAACCGTTCTTTCATCTCATCTGTAAAGCCAACGTTGCAGATTTCGACATTTGAATTGTTAATTAATGATGCTGAAGTGTTGACATTATCGAAAATTTCGTACACTTCTTCCGATCCTAAATTCTTTAACTGCCCTATATTGTCAAACAATTCGGCGTCTTTCTTTAAGATGTTTGACAAATAGTTGTATTTATTGATCTGATCGAAGTATGAAACTACATTTTCATCGCTCGTTAAATTCTTCAATTGCTCGACTTCTTTCCACCCGCCATAGTCTTCATAACGTTTTCTGATGTCCGGCTTGGTAGACAGGTAATTGCTGACCGACAAATCGTCAAATGTATTCAGTCCCTGATTCCTTAACGCCTTACCCAGATAATAATAAAACTTCGCGTCTGAAGTAATCAACGTGCCATCTTCGATATCTTTATAATCATCATACAAAGACGGATTCTTCCATAAGCAGAATACAAAACTCGCTTCTAACCGATCCCTGTCTTTGTTTATTTCCTGTATAACTTTATCTGTATCTATTACCATAAATCCCCCATTACTTTTTTCATAATTTCTCTCATCTCAGTATGATCTTTCTCCGGTTGCTTTTCCCTATTCCCCAAATTCATAAGCTCTTCTTCTGTCGGAATGTCATATGGTATACGTTCTGCTTCTTCTTGAGCCTCATGAATCTCTTTCTGTTTACGAGCAAACGATTTTAACCCATCATTAAGATGATTACCTATAGTTACACATATATACTTAACCATGCTAGAATCATCCTTAAAGTCCTTTGTAGCCAAAGCTTTAAATAATGATTCTTGAACATATAACATAGTTTCTAAAACTACTTCATAAGAATAATTATGGACATTATGCCACTGCCCCATTTGTCCATAAAAAAGCCTAGGCATCTTAGCACTTTCAGGATAACCCATCCACTCAAACATAAGGTCTACACACTTTTTATATGCTTGACTTTCGGCTTCATTAAGTTTTTTTGCTGCCTTATTTTTTTTAGTTCCTGTCATTTTTCCCTCCCTTTTCTTTTTTCTATAATAATTAGCACTATAATTTGACTTTAACCATTTTTTATATCCTTCTTCGGAAGTGTAATATCTTTTATTTGGTGCCAACCATGCTTTATCTTTTGTTATTAATTCATTTATATCAAGTGCTAATACATATGTGTGCTTATTAATTTTAAGAATTTTATCAGCCTTTTCTCGTGCCTTTTTAGCTTCTTTTTTTTCTTTACGTTTTTTATTTTTATAATATTTTGCATTAGCCTTTTTCTTTTTCCACTTAATATACGCCTCTTCAGAGGTATAATACTTATTATTTGGCCCAAGCCATGCGCTTTTCTTTTCAACTTTTTCTTTAGTATCAAATGCTAAAACTAACATTAACTCGTCCCTTTCTTTGTCCAAAAAGGTACAGCACCCTACGGAGAGATACTGTACCTTTCAATCCGAAATGGATTTATCAGCCTTATAAAATTTCTTTAATCTTAATCAAGGTCAGGATCGGAATCTCAGGATCAGAAAGCTTCTCATATCCAGCCTCTTTAATCAACTCTTTAACTCTTTCTTTACGTTCTTTAGTAGCGGCTATGAATCTTTTCTGGATTTCTGCTAAGATATCCTCACGAGATTCTTCAGCTTCCGCTTCTGCCTTTTCTTCTTTTATCTGTTCTGATGCAGCCTTGGCTTTTTCTTCCTTTATCTTTTCCTTTTCAGCCTGAGCTTTCTGTGCATCCTCAAGAGCCACGCCGTCTTTTGATTGTTCATTAAGGATTGCATCCTTGATAGCCTTGATGAATTCGTCAGCGTCAAATGAAATCTGACCAACGATATTTGCAAACCTGGATTTACTGTCAACCGAATAGGTATCATCACGGAAATTGATTACACGACTCTCGCCGGATACAAAATTCTTAGAGATTACGTTACCGTTGATATCCTTCTTACCGGTCTCACGCTTAACGATATTTCTGTCGATATATGCCATACCGATAACGTCAAGCTTCTGCTTGATTGCGTTAAAGTAACGCTGAGTGGTCGATGCCGTAAGCATTGTGTAGGATTCTTCTGTCATAACATCGGTAATATCTGTTCTCTTGATATGAGCAATGATGAATACTGATACACCGACTTCCTTCAGCTTCCAAAAACTGTCAAGCATAAGGTCGATAGTTTTATCAAGACCCTTACCGAACCCGCCGAATGCAGAATTGATAGTGTCAATCTGAGGCTTGCCCTGCTGTCTTAACTTTGCATTCCAAAGCTTAACCGCTTCTTTTTCTGCCAGATCACAGAGTTGGTCGAAGGTATCAACAATGACAACCTTTAACTCCGGATAATCCGTAAACTTGTTCTCAGCGATATCATCGATAACTTCCATGTACTTAGACCATGTGTCGCACTTTTCTGATACGATACCTGAAATTGCCTTGTGTCCATCTTCTTTTCCGATATCAAGAGAGAGGTAACCACCATCTCCCACAAGCTTTTCACATACCTGCTTTGCAAGTGTTGATTTACCGATACCAGACTCACCGAGCAGACAAAGGTTATAGCTCAGTGGATTCAAATCTATCTGTACTTTATGTCCGAATTTTCCCATAATTTTTATCTCCTTTAATTAACCGAACAAAGCGTCAATATCATCCTTATCCTTTTCGCTTACTTCAGTTTTCTTAACTTCTGTAGCCGCCGGGGTAAAGATTTCTGTTTCGAACTCGCCTGCTGTAATCTGTTCTACCTTACAACCGTTTGCGTAATCATCACGAAGATCCGCATCTACTGCAAAGAATTTTGTAATCCTTGTGCCATAGATACTTCCGCTAGGTTTGAAATCATCAAGATTCTTAAGCCCTAACTCAACCAGTTCTTTCTGATTATCTGTGAGACAATCTATATTAAACGGCTTCTCTTCGCTTCCGTTGATATAGTCACATCTTACCGGCAGTGATACAACCTCGCTGTCCTTAATTTTTATCTTCACTGTTCCGTTTTCAGCAGTGATGCCGAACTGCTTAAGATATACTGCGATTTTCTTCTCGTCTGTTTCGTCTGCAAGATTGATAAAGAATGTAGTAGGCACATATTTACGACCTGTATCCTTATCAATATACTGATGAGTCCATGCGTTGACTGTGATTTCTTTTTCTTTTGACCATCTATCAAGGTCGATATCCTGCTTACGATAGAATGTATCAAAGCGTACCGTCAGCTTAGGTTCAAATGTTTCTGTCTCATCAACCTCTCTGATATTCTGTAACTGATAACGGAACGAAACCTTTCCATTATAGATATCGATCTTAAGAGTTCCGGTCACTACGAACATCTTATCCGTACTTCTTAACTCATCGATATGTTCTTCCACAAAGCTTACGAAGTCATATTCAGTAATGAACTCATGATAAGTTCCGTTCAGCTTTACTGAAAATCTTCTGAAACGGGGAACCTGGCTGATAATCTTCTCGTCTAAACGATCTTTCCAATCAACCACCAGTTCCTTTTCTGTTCCGTCTTCTTCCTTAACGTTAAACTTAACGTTCTCTTTGACCATGCCGAAACATTCTGTATACGCCTGGTTATTTTTACTGGGAGCAACAATAAGATTTAATGTCTTATAGTCATTGCCGGCTTTAGTCTTGCCGGATCTCAAGTAGGGGAGCTTAGAATCAAGTGCGTTGAACTTAAGTTTGCCTATGAATCTGAATGCATTCATAATTTTCTTCTCCTTCTGATCAAAATTTTTATTCCTTGGGATTTTACCTTAACACAATAATTCCTATTTGTCAATACTTTTCTTTAATTTTTATCTCGATTTATTTAATGGTCAGGAAATACTGACCAAGTTCCACTTCGTTTCCGTTTACTCCTTTGATGTCACCCGCATTAATAAGCATCTCACTGCCGTCCAGACTCGCAATAGAGATAGAATCCTCATAGATATCATATGTATCAATGTTGAACTTTACGTTCTGCAGGACTTTATCTTTACTATTGATAGTGACAATTCCGAGATTAGCTGCCATATTGATTACTCTTTCAAAGTTGCTCATTGTAGTTTCCTCCACTAATTTATTTTGTAATCCGATTATACCAAACACTTGTTCGGTTGTCAAGTTTTTAATGGGTATAGGCATTAACCTACTATCTTACTATGTTTTGTAAAACATTACTAGCATTGTACAGTTTTACTTTACATTTGTCAAGAGTTATTTTACATTTTCGAAAATTTTTCTTGCATTATTTTACATTCAGGTATATAATACATAACACAAGGAGGTTATGCATTATGGACAAAATGGGACAACGCATTCGTGAAGAACGCATACGAAGTAAGATGACTCAAGAGGAACTTGCCGACAGGCTTGGCGTAAGCCGTCAGACGATTTCCGCTTGGGAAAAAGGTAAAGCAAAGTATATCGATAGAATAAAAGCAAACCAGATGGCAGAGATATTTAACTGCGAACCTAGTTGGCTCATGGACATGGCTGATGCGAAAAATGTTATGGTTACCTATCAAGCAGACGGGAAAGAACCAGTAACAATGCGCATCTCAGATGAACATGATCTACCTATCATCGGCACTACTGCATTAAAGGTAAAACTCTATAAAACTGTCTCTAAAGTTCCGCCTGAACTCTATGAAACAGCAATAGATATGCTAGAATCCCTTATCAAACCATAATTTGTATCTCCTTTCCTTTAACTAATGACTTCCTTTACTTGAGGAAGTCATTGTATTTTTCTAGAAATGCAGGTTTGCTAAT